TCAGCAGATGTAATGTTAGTTCCAAGAATTAATACAGTTGAAGGTATGGATCAAGATCATATGCAACAATGGGGTTGGGCAGTGAATGAACATGGATGGATAAATTTCCCGGATTATCAATGGAGAATTTATCGAAATAAATCAGCAGTAATGTGGATTAATAAAGTTCATGAAGTATTAACTGGATATAATACAATTGCACATTTACCAACAGAACTAGAATGGTGTTTATTGCATCCTAAGACTATTGAGCGACAAATAAAACAGAATGCATATTATGATTCAATCTAATCCAATAACATTTTGTATTTCTACTCATAATAATTTGCCATATCTAAAATTAGCAATTCAATCGGTTAGAAAGAATAGTTTTTATAAACTAGCGCCATTTATAATCCATGCAGAAAATTGTACAGATGGGACAAATGAATGGCTACTAGAAAATCAGTTAGGATATAATTTACAGATTTATATTCAAACAAATGAAACTCCATTGGGAATTGGCGGCGGAATGAATTTTTGTGCTGATAAAGTCAAAACAGAATATATCATGTTCCTTCATTCGGATTTTTATGTATCAGAAAATTGGGATATCAATTTATTAAAAATATTTGAAAAATATCCTGATGAAAAAATGTGGATAAGTTCGCATCGCATTGAACCTAATATATTCGGAAATTCCACATCTCGTCCAGGAACGATGATCATCGACACAGATATATGGGGTGCATATCATGACAATTTTAATAGCAATGAATTTGAACGATATGCAAACGAATTTATTCAATTAAATTCAGATTTTGAAATTGCAAAAGGCGAAGGTGTATCAGGATTGATACGTAAATGCGATTGGGATGAAATTGGAGGCAATGATCCACAATTTGCACCAGCATCATGGGATGATATGGACTTATTCCTAAGAATGCATCAGGCAGGGTTTAAATTCATATTAACAGGATCTTCAGTAGTATGGCATTTCGGAGCTAGAGGTAGTCATAGATTAGAAGAAAATAATGGCAAAACATCTGAAAGACAAAGAATGTCAGAACATCACAATCTTCATAAATTTTTACAAAAATGGAAAGGAATTCCTAAATATAATGAAGTAGGAATGATAATAGGAGTAGAACATGAATAAAAATATACCAATAGTAATATTGAATCGAGATAGATTTCATCCATTACGAGAACAAGTAGAATGTTTACAAAAGTCCGGTTATAATAATATTATAGTGATTGATAACTATTCAACATATCAACCATTATTAGATTGGTATAAAACTGCAAATATCAATGTATTTCATAATACACTTACAGAAAATTCGTGCCACGCATTTCGAGATTTAATATTAAATGTTAGACACCCATTATTTGTTTCAATTATACAAGATTGGTATGTATTCAATGATAGTGATATAATACCAGCAGATGGAGTCCCAGAAGATTTTATCGAACATTTAATTGCGTATGCAATAAAATATAATAAATCTAAAGTTGGAATGTCAATTGAAATAAATGATATTGATTTAAACTATCCATTAAACGCCTGGGTTCATAGTTACGAATCTGGATATTGGACTAATGGAATAGTCGACGGAGATGTTGAATTGTATCCACATCCAATTGACACTACATTTTCAGTTCATGCTCCACATATAATACCAACATGGAGTAATGATACTTTAAGAGTAGGATATCCATATGTAGTTAAACATGCTCCATTTTATTATGATCCAAATAATTTACCAGAAGATGAAAAATATTATTTAGAACATATGAATAAACAAAGTAGCAATTGGTCAAGTAAAGTAGAAATTAAATGATAAATATACATAAATTTGGAGTTGACTTTGTAGTTACACCGTCAATACCGTCATTAGATGACTTTTGGAAAAATATATACCAAACAGAATGGGAAACTGAAACATTTACATCAATTTTACCATTCTTAGATATCAATAAGACATTTATCGATATAGGAGCATGGCAAGGTCCGATATCATTAGTAGCACAACAATATTCGAAACAATGTTTATGTTTTGAACCAGATCCATCTGCATATGAATATTTGGAAAAAAATATTCAAGCAAATAATTTTAAAAATATAATTTGTGAAAATGTAGCAGTCTCTGCAAAACCGACGTTGGAAATTGGTGCTGATGAATTAGGTGGTGGTGTAACTAGTTTTACTAAATCTAATAATAGTATTAATTGTGATACAATATCAATACAACGAATATTTGAAAAATATAATTTGACACAAGATGATATATCTGTTATTAAAATTGATATAGAAGGATATGAATGCGAATTATTAAAAGATCCGTTTTGGAAAACATTGAATGTAAATTTACATATTAGCTTACATGGATTATTTTTCCAAGATAAAACAAAATATTTTAATGATTTACGGGAATATTTTGGAAATGAATATCAATTCCTAGAACATGCAGATACACAAGAAATTTTTATAAGGAAACAATGAAAACAATAGCATTATTCGGAGCAACAGGTGGGTTAGGAAGTCAAGTATTACCACTATTACAAAAAAAATATAAAGTTATCACAATTAGTTCATCAGATGTTAATGTAACTAATTATGATGAAGTTAAAACATTGTTTGATACAAATAAAATTGATATTGTTATCAACTTAAGCGGATATAATTCAGATGCATTTACTCATAAGATTAATAGCGCGCAACTAGATAAACAAATTGATATCAATATAAAAGGAACTGTAAATATAGTTTCCAATTGTTTGCCATTTATGCGAGAACAACAATTTGGTCGTATTATTTTAGTTTCATCTGTTTTAGCAGACCATCCCGTTGTTAGTACTAGCATATATTCTGGTTGTAAAGGTTTTGTAGATAGTTTTACTAAAACAGTAGCATTAGAAAATGCAAATAAAAACATTAATTGTAATAGTTTGCAATTAGGTTATTTTGATGGTGGGTTAACATACAAAATACCAGAAAACTTTAGAGATACAATTAAAAATAATATACCAGCAAAGCGTTGGGGTATGATTGATGAATTACATAATACAATCAATTATTTAATTGAAACGGGATATATCACCGGACAAAATATCAATATTAGTGGAGGAATTATATGATGCAATATGTCGATTTAGATAACAATGTACATATAACAGCTAAACAATTAAATATTGGTAACAATGTACGATTCGGAAAGGATGTTAAGATCAATGTACGGGGTACATTTGAAATTGGCGATAATAGTATAATCGGAGACCGATTCACTGCAAATGCTGAAGAACTTATTATAGGAGAATATTTTTATAACGGGCCAACAGATTCCAGAGGAATGGTTATTGGAGGAGGGGGAGCAAATTTTCCATATGCTAAATTAAAAATAGGAGATAGGGTAGTTTGTCATACCGGACATATAAATCTTGCAAGTCCAGTTACAATTGGAAATGATGTAGGTTTATCTCACGATGTTGATTTAATTACACATGGTTTTTGGTATTCTATTTTAGAAGGATATCCTAGAGTGTTTAAAGAAATTAATATTGGTAACAATGTTATTATAGGATGGAAAACGGTTATCATGAGTGGAGTTACAATCGCAGATAATACAGTAATCGGTTCGCATTCAACCGTAACAAAATCTTTGCTAGACGCTAAGGCAATTTACGCCGGGTCTCCTGCTAAGTTAATTAAACATATCACTGAGCCTTCACAACAAGAAAAACATGATATGATACGGGGTTTGATAGATGATTTTAAAGATTTAATGTCATACTACGATATTCCAGATTTCAGCATTAATTCTGACTATCCATATTTATATATAAATCAATTATGTATTAATATGACTGATTTTAGTTACGAAGGAGAACATGATTCAATATCAGATGCATTTAGAGATTTTGCTAGAAGATATGGTATTAGAATATATGTACCGCATGGTTTTAAATTTAATTTAACTCGCAAATGACATTTTTGAACTTTAAAAGAATACTATGTTTAAGTCCGCACCCAGATGATGCCGAATATAGCATTGCTGGTGTTGTATTAAAATATCCCGATACCCATTTTGATATTTTATGTCTGACTCAAGGAGGAGATTGTGATTCGACAACTAGTGTGAAACGAATTGATGAAGTAATAAATTCGTGGGCAACAACTAACGCAACAAACTATACATTACATTTCAGTGATGTTAAATTTCTCAAAGACCGTGGAGTTGACGAATGGATTCATTATATTGAAACTAATTTTACTAAAAAATTTAATTATGATTGTATAATGACTACATCAGAACATGATAGTCATTTCGAACATGTATTAGTATCATCTTTAGCAGCACCATTAGCTAGAATCAAACCTTATAGTATTATTCAATATAGATCTCCGTCAACATTAGATAAATGGACTCCGAATTTATTTGTATCTTTGGAAAGTTTTTATTATAATAAGAAAAAGATGTTACAAGAGTTCAAATCACAACTTCATCATGAATATTTTAATGATAATATTTTGGATGGATTTCATACTAATTTTCAATGTATGAAAAAAGGACAGGGATTTGTAGAATCATATAAAATAATTACAACATACATATAAACATAAAATGGAAACGATAAATTATAACGGCCGGGAATTATACATTGGCTCAATTGCTGAAAATCATAGTATAATTAAAGAGCATATGTTAGCTCATTTTAATCTAACTGAAACTGAAACTGATGATTGGTTTCTACGATTCAACTCGCAAGTTAAAGAGATGGATAATTTTTTAGAATTAACTAAAGATAAGAAAATGCTATTTGATGTAGGTTCGCAGTTTGGATCTTTTAGTTTTCCATTTATCGGAACATCATCAGATAAACAGGTATATGCATTTGATGGTGGAACTAATCCATACTTAACTACCACTCAAATTAAAATTATTAATAATCTTACTAATTTTAATACATTTAATTTTTTAATAGGAAATAAAAATGAATTAGTAAAATGTTTTTCAGAAGATTTACAATCATTGGCAATAGCAGGTAATGATACGCGATTAATGTTTAGTATCGATATGCTTGTTGAATTATTTGGTACCATTCCAGATGTAATGAAAATTGATATAGAAGGGTGTGAATATCAAGCATTAGTTGGCGCACAAAATACCATATTAAAACATAAACCAATTATCTTTATAGAAATCCACCCAAAATTTTTAAATCTATATCAAAATAATATTAATCAAATAGTTGAATTTGTAAATTCAATTGATTATAGTGTATATGATTTAAATCAGAATAAGGTTACTAATTATTTAGACATATTATCAACGGAACAGACTGATTCGAATCGTACGGTTTGGATGCCTAATTAAATTTATATGAATAGATTAGTTTTATATTGTAAAAGTTATAATAAAGATGTTCACCGAGCAAAAATATTATTAGATAGTATCATAAAATACAATGCAGATAATATTCCATTTTATATTTCAGTACCTGAATCAGACATAGAATTATTTCAAAAAACTCTAGGTACGGAACATCATACATTGGTAACTGATGAATCAATTGATACTGACAACGAAGGATGGAAAGGTCAGCAAATTGTAAAAAGTCAATTTTGGAAATTGGGCCTTTGTGAAAATTATGTATGTGTTGATTCAGATTGTTTTTTCATCAAACCATTTCATGTTAAAGATTTTATGTTTAATGATGATACTCCATATACTATTTGTCACGAATATAAATCATTTTTTGAATTTTTAGATAAACACCCTTTGGGATTTGATCCATACCAATCATTTACTCAAGAAAGATTGCATATCATGGAGTTATTTGGTAGAGAAGGTGTAGTTTATGATTTCGGCCCCGGACCAACCATATGGTCTGCAAAGGTGTGGCAAAGTTTGGAAGAAAATTATATTCAACCAAATAATCTCAAGTTTAGTGATTTGATTCAAGCAAATGGATCTGAATTTACCTGGTATGGCGAATGGCTATTACGTACTCAAGAAATTAGATTAATTCCAAAAGGACCATTGTTTAAAAATTATCATTATCCTAATCAATATGAATATGATATGCATTTCAAATATGATACCGAAAAAATTGCAAAATTATACTTAGGAATAGGTATGCAATCAATATATGAATTTAATTAACTTCACACAGCCCATATGTTAATAGCAACACTTAATCACAATCTTCCAAATTGGACAGATAATTTAGTAAATCAACTAAAACGAGACCCATTATTTACTGACTGCGAACTAATGGTATTAGATAACGGATCATATGATGACATAGCTAAATCTACTACGCATAAGTTAGATAATAATGTATTCTTTGGAGGCGGATTTAATGTAGTTCTAGATTATTTTTTACAAACTAATCATGATTATTTATATTTTTTAAATAATGATTTAGTGTTTCACGGTCCGTCATTTCTTACAACATCAATTCGCGAAGCAAAGGAATCTAATGCAGCAGTATATTCTCCTAGTATTATAAATGCATCGATTGATCAATGTCATTGGAAACAAATGTGGAATTGGGGCAATGGATTACGAGATGTTAAATGGGTTGATTTTCAAGCTCCATTACTTAGGCGAGATATTTTAGAAAACATACAACAGTTTCCAATGGACTTAATATACGGGTGGGGATTAGATTTTTATGCAGGATGTGTTGCAGATACATTAGGAGTAAAAACTATAGTATCAGATAATAATACAATCACTCATATGAATTCATTAACCTTTAAAGAAAATAAAATCAATATAGGTGTTAGTGAATTTTGTAGAAATGCAGAAACAAATATGAATCAATTCTTTTTGAATTCTGAATATAAATCATTATATTATGAATTGAGAACATATGGGGAAACATATACATTATGATAGAATTAAAAGGAACAAAATTGGTAGAAGTACCATATTTTGCAGAACAATTAACGGATAATTCAAAGTCCGTTTTAATTATTGGCGAATGTCAAGGTGGTATAGAAGGAATTTCAGAAACAATTCACGAAAAAGGATTTGTTAATGTTTGTACAACTGATATAATGCCGTCATTGCCTGAATATTGGTTACGAAAAAATACCACGTGGGAACACATTCAATGTGACTTTATTGAATTTGATGAATCATTACAGTTTGATTATATTATATCCATTTCAGTGTTTGAACATTTTGGATTTTGGTTTGCTGGTAATAGAATGGCAAACGGATTAGCTGAAGATGATACTTGCAGATGGAATCATGATATTAGAGGTATTTTAAAATCATGTAAACTTCTTAAAGACACAGATTCTAAAGTTATTATAACACTTCCAGCTGGACCATATATGAACTATGAAGAATCCGGAGAGCCATTTTTACGCTATTATGATTTTCGTAGGCAAGAATTGATTAAACAAGAACTAAAACGAAATGGATATTATATATCTAATGAAAGATTTTTTTTAACAAATGATTTTAGTAATTGGGATGAAATGACGCCCGAAATAAATGACCCAAAATATTATTCAGTTTACAATATTCACACACCCAACGTAATTTGGGGCTTAACGATACAAAAATTATGATATCTTTTATAATACCTAGTTACAACAATTTGCGACACTTAAAGAATGTGTACGCTAGTATTCTAAAACATGCACCAGAAGCAGAAGTAATTTTATTAGATGATGGTTCTACTGATGGCACATGGGAATGGATGCAAGAACAATATAAACAAGATGAAAATCTAGTTATATTACAAGTACAAGAAAGAACAGGACATACTATTTTATATGATGCAGGAATTGAATACGCTACAAATGATATAGTAGGCATCTTACATGCTGATATGATTTTAGGGCCTAATTATATTGAGAACATGATAAAGCACTTACAACCAGGAAAAGTTGTCTGTGCAACCCGTATAGAACCGCCTTTACATCCTCCTGGTAAAGAAAAAATCATTATGGATTTCGGACAAGACTTTGACACATTGGATATTGATGCATTTGAAGAATTTGCAATGCAACAACAAGAAGAGAATGTTGATCGAATAACTTACGGAATGTTTGCTCCTTGGATCTTATATAAATCAGACTTTGAAGCAATTGGAGGTCACGATCCATTATTTGCACCATTCCCGTATGAAGATTCAGATATATTTCAACGTTGGATATTAGCAGGGTATGAATTGATTCAAAGCCGAGATGCATTTGTTTATCATTTAACATGTAGAGGTCATCGATGGACTGAACAAGTTGGTCAAGATGATGACTACTATAAAAAAGCGTGTGACAAAGCAAGTAGAAACTATTTGCGCAAATGGGGTAGCTGGATTAAAAATAATGAATATCAATATCCAATCATAACACCAAAATATAACATAGCATTCGTAGTTCAAAATTGTACGTTGCATTTGTTAGAAACGTTAGAACCATGGTGCGATAGAATCTACATAGAGGATGAGATGCAAGTGATAACAACAGCATACCTAGAGAAAGAACAACCAAACACTTCATATGATTTATCTAAACGCGTATTCCATATAGGTCACAATTACCCAGAAGGCGAAAATGATATAGTTGTAGTATTCGATGCTAGTCAATTGGGAAATCATAATTTTCAATATATCCAACAACTACCAGAAATTATAGCAGATAATGGTGCTATAGGTGAATTTAAACTAGATTGTTTCAACATCATTATTAATAACATGGAAACATACGAGAAAAATCTCATAAAACGAAACGAACAACATATTTATTTATGAAAATACGAAAAACTAAGTTATTAATAACCGCAAGGGAGATTGTGAAGAAAAGTGTAAATTTTTTTCAGAGGATGTTGGCAGATTCGAAGAGTGGAGATATATCATCTAAGCGCGTTATAGGCGTATCTGGTTTTATTGCATTGACTGCAATGATGTTTATCAATGCATTATATCCCAAGTCAATTGCACCATCCAACGAATTAATTTCAGCTATTGAATATATTGTTATTGCAGCATTATTTAGTACTTCTGTTGATAAATTTTCACCTAAACATCTAGACAACCAAATGTCTCAAGACGAATCAACAAAACAATAAGGAATATGCTAAAGATGAAAACCATACCATTATTTGCACTTACATTTACAACTGCCACTACATTTATTTGTACATATTTTTATAACCTGACACTAGATAATTTTGAACAATATCTATCACTTATTGCAGTTGTGTTATTGGATGGATTTTTTGGAATCATAGCTGGTTGTAAGCGAGAAGGATTTAAAACATATAAAGCAATAAAAGTATTGCGTACGGGAATTGTATGGATAATGTTTTTATCAGTCTTATTATTAGTTGAAAAAGGTTTTGCTGGTACGGCTTGGTTAAGTGAAACAATCATAATTCCATTCATTGTTTTCCAATTGGTTAGTGCACTTAAAAATGCTTCAATGATAGGATGGATATCATCAAGTTTATTAAATCAGATATTGGATAAAATAGATTTACATAAAGGTGATCGCACATAATTTAATATTCTAGATATGAACTATAAACACATTGCGATTGCCTTTGCAATGTTTCTCATTGGCCAAATCATTGTT